AAGCAGGCGGCCAGTCCACCCTCTACTTCAAGTCCTACGATCAAGGCCGATCCAAATGGCAGGCCAACACCGTCCACGTCGTCTGGTTCGATGAAGAGCCACCCGAAGACGTCTACGTCGAAGGCCTGACCCGCACCAACGCCACCAACGGCATCGTCTACATGACCTTCACGCCACTCAAGGGCATGTCGGCCGTGGTGGCCAGGTTCTTCCTCGAGGAAAGCCCCGACCGCGCTCGCGTCACCATGACGATCGCCGACGCCCTGCACTACAGCCCGGAAGAACGCCAGCGCATCATCGACAGCTATCCGGCCCACGAACGCGAAGCGAGAACGCTCGGTATCCCGACGCTCGGCTCCGGCCTGATCTTTCCCGTGCTCGAGGAGAACATCATTGTCGCCCCGTTTGTTGTGCCAAGGCATTGGCCGCAGATTGGAGGGATAGATTTCGGATGGGACCATCCCACAAGTTGTACGCGCATTGCATGGGATCGCGACAACGATTGCGTGTATATCACAGCCGACTACCGGCAGCGAGAGCAGACGCCAATCTTTCACGCAGCAGCGATGAAACAATGGGGAGTCTGGTTGCCTTGGGCGTGGCCCCATGATGGTCTGAATGACCTGGCCGCCGGTCCTAATTTAGCCTCGCAGTACAGGGCGCAGGGGCTGAACCTCCTCCCTGAGCGCGCCACGTTCGAAGATGGATCGAACAGCGTCGAGGCGGGTCTCATGGAGATGCTGGATCGCATGCGGACAAACCGCCTGAAAATCTTCAGCACTTGCGGGACGTGGCTCGAAGAAAGGCGTATGTACCATCGAAAAGATGGTAAGGTTGTAAAGGAAAGAGACGACACAATCTCAAGTAGTAGATATGGGATAATGGCTTTACGCTTTGCGGATGTCGAGCGTTCGACTATCATCAAATACAACCCGCCCAAGATCATCTGAGGGGATGGCATGAAACGATATCAGGCTGCCAAACCCAATCGCTTCCTGCCGCCAAGCAATCGCGACCTCTGGGGGCCGTGTCGCTATCTCTGGGGTCCGCAGCCCGGCAAGGTCGAGACTTGGCGCGACAACAGGAAGTACCGGCCCGGTCTGCGCTATGCCCTCCGCAAGCTCGGCCCCCGCTGGTTCCCGCTCGTGAGCACCTACAACCCCCCGAAGATCATCTAGATGCCCACTGATCCTTCGACACGCTCAGGAGACCTCGCCGACGAGGATGCCCTCTACACCAAGCTGGAGAAACTTGGCTGCAAGTCATGGAAAGACCTGCGCTGGGTGCTGTGGGACATCGGCATTCCGCTCGAGGACAACCAGCCCGCCTCCAGAGCCATGCTGCGCGCCGCGCTCGATCATTTGAAGTCCAAACGCCCGAGAAAGGGTTCATCTCATGGCCCGAAGCTATAAGCCCCGACTCGGCTCGATCGACCCCAACGCCGGGGGCAAGGGCAGCGGTTCCCATGCTTCGACAGGCTCAGCAGAGGACATGTCGGACTCCGACCTCGCTGCACTGGTCAAGAGCCTGGTGGAGGAAAGCGAGGTGGCGCGGGACGACGATACGGACGGCGGGACGCTCAAAACGAGAGAAAGAGCCCAGGAATATTTCGACGGCAAGATGCCAGATACACCGAGCGATATCGGCCGGAGCAAAGTCATCTCGAAAGACCTCCGCGCCGTCATCAAGAAGGTCATGCCGTCGCTGGTCCGCACCATTCTCGGCAACGACCAGGTCGTGGAGTACATCCCGACCAAAGAAGGCGACGAGGCCTACCACGAGCAGGCCACCATCTACGTCAACGACGTGATCCTGCCCGAAACCTCCGGCTACGATGCCATCTATGACGCGATGCACGATGCCGCGCTGCAGCGCAACGGCATCCTCAAGTGGTGGTTTGAGGAGAAGGTCAAGGTCGGCGAAAAGCGATTTACCGGGCTCGATGAGGCGGCGTTCCAGCAACTCATCCTGCCGGAAGAGGTCGAGGTCAGGGAGCATAGCCAGTACAAGGTGCAGGTCGAGACCGTGGATCCGATGACCGGGCAACCGACCATGGTTCCGGAGCAGGTCCATGACGTGCTGGTCAAGATCATGAAGAAGCACCGCCAGGTCAAACTGGCCTGCTATCCCCGCGAGCAGTTCCTCATCCACCCCGACGCGCTGTCGATCGAAACGTCGCAGCTTGTGGGGACTGTGGAAAAAGTAACCCGCTCCGACCTCATTGCGATGGGCTACGACTACGACCAGGTGATGGAGCTGCCGCTCTCCGACGACAAGGACGAGCAGGAGCAGGCGGAAGCGACACGGCGCCGCAACCTCGAGGACGGCAAGACCTATTCCCCAGCCACTGAGGAGATCGATTACTACGACCTCTATGTGCGGGTGGATTATGACGACGACGGCATTGCCGAACTGAGGCGCATTGTCATGGCGGGCGCCCTGACGGAGGAAAACATCCTCGAAAACGAGATGTGGGACGACGCGCCGCTGGAGGACATCAAGATCGAGCGTCGCCCACACCAGTGGGAAGGCCAGTCGATCACGGATGATGTCGCCGACCTGCAGCAGATCAAGACGGTGCTGTGGCGTTCGACACTGGACAACATCTACAGCCAGAACAACCAGACGCCGGTCTATGTCGAAGGCTCGATCAAGAACCCGGACGCGTTCTACAACCGGAGGTTCGGCGAGCCGATCATTGCCAAGGCGGGATCCAACGCCAATGATGTGGTGTCGTACCTTCAGGTGCCGAACGTCACGAAAGACGCGTTTGCAATGCTGCCGTATATCGACAGTGTCTTAGAGGATCGCACCGGGATTTCCGACGCATCGAGCGGTTTAGCCCCCGACGCGCTGCAGAACGTGACGGCGAAGGCGACGGCGCTGATTGAGCAGCAGGGCATCGGCCAGACCGAGCAGATGGTGCGCACGGTGGCCCGCGGCGGTCTGGAGAAGATGTTCAAGGGCATTCTGAAGCTGATCGTGCAGCACCAGGACAAGCCGCGGACTGTGTGGCTGACGGATAAGTGGGTCACCTTCGATCCGCGCAACTGGAACGGCGAGATGGGCTGCAAGGTCAACACGGGTCTTGGGGCAGGGACCAGAGAGCGCGATATGGCGGCGATCGGCTTCGTGCTGCAGTTGCAGGAGAAGTTCCTGATGGCGATGGGGGCCGACGACAACCCGTTCGTAAGCCCGGAAAACCTGTGGAATGGCGTGCAGAAGGCGGTCCAGGCGACGGGCTTGCCGAGCGTGACCTCGTATTTCACCAAGCCGGACGAGCAGAAGCTGGAACAGCGCAAGCAGCAGAAGGCGCAGCAGGAGGATCCGCAGGAGAAAGCGGCCAGGCTGGCGGCGGAGAGTGCCATTGCGGTCGAGAAGGTGAAGGGCGAGGCAAATATGGCCGTTCAGGGCCAGAAGAGCCAAGCCGACGCGCAGAAGATGCAGATGGAGATGCAGAAGGAAGCAACGCTCGAGCAGGCGCGCATTCAGCGTGAGGCGGCGGTCGAGCGCGAGCAGATGCAGGCCGACCTGCAGGTGAAACTCGCCGAACTGCAGAAGGAACAGGCGATCGAGCAGCAGCGCATGGATTGGGAGCGCGAGAAACTGCAGATGGAGTTCGCGCACGAGATTGCCTTGAAGCAGTTGGACATGCGGCTGCAGGAGCGGCAGAACGAGATTGATGACCGGCGCCGGGTCGAGGACTATTCGAAGGAACTGTTCATGAAGGAGAAGGATGCTGAACAGCAAGAGGATCGGGGGGCGTTTCAGTGATCGACACTGAGGAACTGCTTGGGCAACTGCACGCCTATGCAAACAGCCAGCGCCACTCGTTTGTCACGCTACAGCAGATGGCGCGGGAGAGTGCCGCCGCCATTGAGGAACTGCGGGTACAGATCGCGGCCCGAGATGCTGCACTGCAAGAGATCATAGCCATGGACCCGAAGGGCATCCGAGCCGATGACTTGGGTCGATCTGTCCGCATTGCCCGCCAAGCCATGAATGGGACGAACGATGGCTGACCGCTGGAAGATCCTCGACATTCTGTCTGGTTCTGCCGGTCGGGCTGTCGATGCGGCCAAGAACTCGGATACGGATGAAGACTATCTAGCGCAGCGGCGGATGCGGGGGCTGTCGGATGCCGCCTTTGGCATATTCGATGTGCCTGCACAGGTTGCCAATGCGGCAATTGGGGACGTGGATTACTGGACCGGTGGCGGTTTGTCGGGCGGAACCTATGATCCCTACCAATTCCCGATGGCTTCCCAGTCAGCGGCAAATTTGGCAGCAGAAGCCCCCGGATTTAAGCCAGTAATCCCCAGTTCTGCTGTGTCGCCCGAGATCCAGCAGAAGGGAGCCAACCAGCAGGCGCTGATGGGCATGATCCCGACCGGCGTCGATGACGTTGCCCCGCTTGCTGTGGGTGGTGCCAAGGCGCTCGGCATATTTGCAGGACCGATGGCAAAGACAGTCAACAAGCAAATGCTCTCGAAAGCCGAGGACATGCTGAAGGCGGGAGCCGATAAACTGGATGTGTGGAAAGAGACGGGCTGGTTCAAGGGCGCTGACGGTAAAATGCGCTTCGAGATTGACGACAGCCCCTCCCAGTTTCGAGGACTGAACCCGGAACCGCAGGAAACGCCAATCCGCGCCGCATTGCAGCACAAGGAATTGTACGACGCCTATCCTGATCTGATCCCGGCCAAGGTGGAAGAAAAGACTCTCGGCGGGAGGATTCAGGGGCAATACTACGGCTATGAGCCGGGGGACGAACGCATTGCGTTGAGTTGGTCGAATAAAGACCCGCACTCAACGCTGCTGCATGAGATCCAGCACGGCATACAGGCCCGTGAAGGCTTCTCCAAGGGAGCCGGTGGGCAGATAGGGCTAAGGCCAAACACGCCTGCGTGGGACATTTATCAGGAGCGATTGAAGGCCATTCGTGAGCCGATGACCGAAGAGGCGTTTTATGCTTCTGAGGGTGGGCCGGGGAGTGCTGAGTTCCCTTATTCTGAATATCTGAAGCAGCACAGGGACAGCCTGAAGAACCAAGACTTCATGCGGATGCTCGACAGGGCCGCGCAGGACACTGCTGTTGAGCAGGCTTATCGAACCTCGGCAAACGAGGTCGAGTCACGCAATGTTCAGAAGCGCATGGGCATGTCGGCCGATGAACGCCGCGCCACGGCTCCTTGGCTGACGCAGGATGTGCCCGACGAACGGCAGATCATCAGTGCTGTCAAGGCGGCGCAGAAGCGCAACAGGGGGCAAAGATGAGCATGGAGCCGACCGAAAAGCAGGCCGCGGCGCGAACACTGCTGCAGGACAGGCTGGTCACGGAACTGCTCGCCGATCTGGAGCGCAACGAGGTCGATGCGGCCGTGATGGCGGTGCCCGGCGCCCATGATTTCCGCACTGAGGCGCTCGCCAACGTGCGGGCCATACGCAGGCTCAGAGACGCCTTGGAAATCGCGGCTAACTCTGGTACTCGTGAGGAGCGACCCTCATCCAGAGCGCCCGCATGACCTGCAGACGCCAAACTAGGACAGGATCCCGCCTCTGATGCCTACCGAAGCCACACCAGTCTCCTCTGGAGCTTCAAATTACGCCGAAACTGGTCTGTCTCTTGAGCAGGCCAGTGCCCTGGATTTCGATGATACGTTGGACGGAGCCGATGACTCGGCCAGCCCGGACAACGAAGATCCACCCAGGGACCCTGATCAAGACGACCCCGACGCTCCGGACGAAGACCCCGATGGGGACGAAGACGATGGAGATGGCTCGGAAGACGAAGACCCGGACGAAGACGAAGCCGGCCAACCCAAGCGCAGAGTCTTGGAGCCGACCGACCTCGAGGCCTTCGTAACCCTCCCAGATGGCACCCAGTCAACCGTCAAGGAACTGGTGAACGGCAATCTGCGCGAGCGCGATTATCGCATGAAAACGGCTGAAGTGGGCGAGGCCCGCCGGTCGGTGATTGCGCAATCCAATCAGGTCAACGGCGTGTTTGACGCGCTGGTGGATCATCTGGCGCAGCATTTGCCGGATGAGCCAGATCGTTCCCTGCTGTTTT